GACAGAGTGTAGGCTTGCTGGCGACTAGTGGTGCATCAATCAGCACACCGTACTTACCCATAAGGGTAACTTCAGTAAATACTGTGACATAGAATTCAGTGAATTGAAACGCTATGTCGGTATCCTTGAAGTAACTCTCCATCAGGTCAGGATAGACGACCTCAGGCGGTTCGGCTGTGGCCAAGCCAACCATTGACGTAACAGTTTTACCTGTAATTGGGAAGAACAGTGCTCTGTACAGATAATTATCGTAATCTGCTTGACTTTGGGCCTTAAGCCTAGGCAGGTATGTCGCACCGGCAGTTTTTACGGCTCTTTCACCATCGAAGCAATCACGAATTTTCTGCCAGTCCGGCAACTTCTTAATGTATTCCGGATGGGCGTATTTTGATAATTCTTTGGCCATATCAGGTTCCGTATACTTGTTGCTGTTCGGCCACCAGAGTACTCTTCAATGATCTATAACGGACCCCGTCATAAATGTGATCATTAGCTGCAGAGTCCACATCCTGAGGATTCTCAGGGCTGATAGGTAACTCGGCTAATTGGGAAACTGTATGTACACAATTCCTGTGTATCATCATCCAAGGCTGTTCGAAATTCCTTGTCAAAGCTGCTTTAAGCATTTGTCTGACAAGTATGAAGCCACGCTCTCGTGACCCAGGCCGCTTATCGGCTTTTGTAAACCTAATACCCTTCTTGACATACTCATCGTGGATGCTAGTCATGCCACGATCTTTGTCGAATATTGATATATCGGCTGGACCAGCTTCGGTCTTCATCCGTAAGCCATTCATGGATTCGTGATCATGCATTCTCTGGCCGAGTTCGTAAGGCAGTAGTCGTAACCCCTTATCCTCTTTGTCAGCGAAATACTGTTCAGATATCATGATTATAGATTTTCTTGGCACAATGACTTTACGGTCATTGATGATAGCGTACGTGCCATCACTTTCAGCCCACCACAATGTGGCGGCGGGTGCAGAATATCCATAGTCATGCGATCGATCTAGTTTCCACGATCTGGGGATAGATATGTTTTGGATGACGTGAACATTCGAATCCCATAGATCTGCAAATGCAGCACCTTCTTCAAGGTCCCAACTACCTTCCAGATAAGCTAGTGCTAAGCGATCGTCACCTAGACCCATGATCCGCTCACTATAAGCCGGATCGTTCTTCAACATTATCACATTTTCTTTAGACTTGGCTGGTACGAACTCTCGGCTCATGCCCCCGTCTTGAATCGGAGCTTTGAAAACATGCCCCTCTCCATGTGATACAAATCCTCGCTTGAAATACGCGTGACTAACACCGCCAGGGTTAGTGCCATAAATGATTTTTGGCAATATCTTTTGCCAACGTTCAGGTAAGGGTAGACCACCCAATCGAACACGAGTTCGAATGAATCTAACCATCTTTTCAGTGAATTGTGTAGCTTCATCTATCAGCAAGCAGTGGATTTCTGCTCCCAAGTAACCCTGGATGTCGTTCTCATGCTGGCAGTGGCAGAGGTATATCTGAGCACCATTGTAGAAGTTGAAAACACCATCAGACTTGTTGAATACTACTTCACCATTATCAAGAAATGGCTTTAGCATCACTAAAAAGCCATCGGGTGAGAAAACGTGGTTGATGTATAGCTCTTTATACATCCTTCGAAACAGGAATACCTTGATATTAGGTATCTCCATACAAAGGATTATGGCAAGGACTCGCATCATGTAGCTCTTGCCAGAACCCGCTGCACCACCATACAGTATTTCTTGAGCTGGCGACATAAGTGCTCGCCGTTGTTTGGGGTAAAGCTTGAACTCAACTGTCATGTATTAGGCTGTTGTGAATGAGCATCGGACGCCGCCCCGGCATCGAGCTCAAGTTTACGATCTTTGAATGACTTCACCGAAGCAATCGTCTTATCGTAAGTCGCATGGCCTACTGCTGCAGTCATATAAATCAGCCACATACTCTCATTGAACTGACGAGTAATGTAAGTGATAAATCCGACTGTAACAAATAAGGAAAAATGAAAGCATGCCGCAGCCAACTTGGTTTGCGACATGCTCCCATCACGAGAGCGGATGAGGTCCAGAGGACTCATCTTACTCTCTATTAGACAGGTGCGTCCGGATCAGGGATCAGGTCGTCAGTCTCTTGAGCGCCTTGCTTGACTGCAGCAACTGCGTCAACCAAAGCTTGACTGGGGTTACCAGCTGCAGCAAGAGCTTCTTCCAACGTGACGATCGTCGCCTGCAAGGTGTCCATCGAAGCCTGAATGGCTCGGATTTCGCCCTTAGTCTTTTCCTGCTTTGCTGCAACAGCTTGCAGGTCAGCAATCAGTTCCAATTCAGTAGCCATTGAATCACCTCATGAGTTGATGGAAATCGACAGTTTATTTACCCAGACCTGTCATCTGCCTCACACTAACATCTGGAATTTGGGCATCAATGGCATTGGCGCCCCTCTTCACATCTGCTACCGCTTTTACCAACTCTTGACTAGGTTTTTTGGCCATCAAGAGTCTATCACTTAATTCGTTGACTGCATCAGTTAGATTATCCAGGGATCGAGCCACTCTATTCATCTGGACATTTAGAGCAGCTGTATCAGAATTATGTGTATGTACATGAATGTGCATTATGGAGCCCTACAAGCTGCTACGATGGTTGGCCGAGTTGCACCAGTAAAGTTCTTATATACGGTGGTTCCTATACGAATGGCTGGGATCGTATCATTACACGGCAAGTTTCTAGCAACAATACCCGCATACGATGCTAAGGCATTGTTCAATGTGTTGTAGGAGCTGCCGCCAACAGTAACCCAAGTCGTTTGGATGGGTGACTGAGGTCTACTCGCCATCATCGCCGCCCAGTGTGGACACCACAGAGCTTTGAGTTCGGGCAAAGCAATGTCTTTGCCTGTATGTGGATAAGCCAGATCAGAGATAGCTTTACGTTTGTCTGCGGCAACTAGTGCAGCGGGCATACCAGCAGCAATAGGTGCCGCATCCTCCCAAGTCAACGCACCCCAGCGGAGCGCCCAGCCAGTACCGTTAGGGCACCACAACCATGGCACTACTCCTGCAGGCGATACTCGCAGATTATAACCTTTACCTGTGCCACCAATCACGTCCGGGATACACGGCAGTGCGACCCATGTTGGCGCAGCTTCGATCACAGACGATGGGCCGGTGGCGCTAAAGCCAGCACAGATACCTTGTGCACTGGCTTGCGTTACCAGCAGAAGGCCTAAAATCGCAAGTAATTTTGCCAAAATAGTCTACCTGTAAAACCCTAGCTTCTTGAGCCTAAGACGAAGTTTGTGCAACGCTGCCGACATCATTATCTTATACAACAACCGATGCTGATAGGCGTACTTCAAATGCCTAAGCATTTTTACTTCGCTGGATGTTTGTCCATCTTGCCGTCGATCTTGTCCTCGATGCGGTCCAATTTGAGGAACAAGGCTTCAGAGAGTTTCTCTAACTCAGTACGCCTGACATATTGCCCAGCAACTAATAACTCGACAGCCTGCACTTTGGCAACTAGCTGGTGATCAGCATCCTGCAATTCTTTCAGCCCATCGTAAAGGAATTTGAGAATCCACCCACCTAAGGCCCCTGCAATTGTGAATACCCAGTTAAATACAACCTGGTCATTCACTACGTACCCCTTTAGTTGTCATATCACAGCCTTACCTATAGTTGGTTGTACAGGATTTGGCTTATCTAGTCGCAGATCGGATACCGGTTGCCCATCGACGACGTGACCCACCTGCACGACTCTTGACTGCACTAAAGCCTTCAACTTTTCACGCATCTCATCACTGAGCTCCTGAAGCTCAACCATAGCCCAAGGGCGTATGAATTGAGGTCCAGGAAGCTCTACAGTGGTACCGACGAGACTTCGGACCACTGTGATCATCATTAGCCGATGCGATACCAGGTGGTATCAGCCTTGCTGTACTTCCACTCGGCGAAGCCGTTGGCCGTCGCGGCGGTGAGGCCACCACGCAGGGTGTCAGAGC